CCCTCAATCTTAAAGATATCTCAGCGATGGAAGCCTTGGCCAAAGACAAGCATTCCATCGTTGGGCAGTGGGGTGGAGATCTTGTCCGGGATAAGTACAGTGTTCGATTGCTGGAACATGGCGGAATCGAAAACGAATCATTGTTTGCCTACAAGAAAAACATGAAGTCGTTTCAGGAATCAAAATCCACTAAAGAGTTGAGAACACGGATCCATTTTAAAAAGGTTATCGAAGCCCACGAGGAAGGAAAGAAAGATCAGATCCTAACCGTGACAATTGATAGCCCACTGATCAATAAATACAAGCATATCTACGAAGCGGATATGGAAGTACAAGATCAGGATGTAGTGGATCAAAAAACGCTTGAGGAATATGGCAAGCGCTATTTCCGTGAAACTCTGTGTGACATGATCGAAGAAAGTCTTGAGATTGATGTTGTAGGCCAGGCAGATCAACCAGTACACATGTTTGATATCGTGAGCATCTTTCACGATGGCTACAATGTAGATTTGCGAAAGAAGATCACGAAATACAAGTTTAATCCAATGAGCATTAAACTTGTCAGCATCGGTTTCGGTGAAGTTGCTAGAAGTTTAGCAGATTCTATCTCAGGAATGGTCAATGATTCTGTCGATAAGAAAATGAAGTCTTATGATGCAGAATATGAAGCGAAAGTGCAGAAGCTTGTAGATAATGCTAATGCTGAGTATGACAAGCAAGCAAAAGAGCTGGAACATAAAATCACTGATGGAATCGATCAGGCAAAGGCACAAGCTGAAGTCGTGAAGCAGGAAATTTCAACTCAAGTCACTAACAAGATCAATGCAGCAAATCAATCTAACAAAAATGAAATTGTAGAAGAGTTTAAAGCTCAATACAATGGCATCGAAGTCAAAATGCAAGGGCTGAAAGCTACTACTGATCAATTAAAGACCAGTGATGCAGACATCCAGAAGCTGATCAATGATTTCAAAGTTCAGACACAAAGCCAGTTCACTGGCATTCAAGGCGCACAATCTAGATTTGAGCAGACGACTGAAAAAGCAATCTCTGACCTCACTAATGTGGCAAATGGCAAAGCTGATCGGTCTTATGTCGAACAGACAGTGAATGGAATTAAAGAGCAACTTACCTCTTCGACAATCGGTGGGCCTAACTTAATTCGTGATACTGCTTATAAAGAAGGTACGAAGTATTTTGGCAGCACCGGGATTACAAAAATAGGGAACCATCCATTCTATTTTAACGGCTCAAAACCAATACTTATTTTCTCCAACAATGACCGAACCGAAAAAGTTATAAGTTCCAATCGGTTTTTGTTAGAAAAGAATACAGATTATACCCTTAACTTTAGAGGATTTAACAATTCAGCTTTAACATCTTATGATGTTTTCATTTTGGGCAGACGGAATGGTGAAACTCAAGGCTTCACTATTGTCAAACAGTTGATTAACGGCAAGAAATTAAGCATTAGTGATCTAGAAAGTGTATCGGTCCAATTTAATTCCGGAGATATTGATAATGCCTATTTACGTTTTGATAATAATGGAACAAATGGCGGTCAGTCCGATTTATATATTGCAGAAATTGACCTTTATAAAGGGACTCAAAAAAGGCCGTGGCAACCAGCCCCTGAAGATCAAGAATATTTAGTAACACAGGCGCAAGCCACTTTTGAAAGAACCATCCAAGGTCTCTCGACTCAATTAACACAATTAGAGAGCAAAGCTGGTCCAAATGGCGAACTCGAACAGCGCATGCTGACATATTCTGAAAAAGCTGCTGTTGATGCCCTGAAAGCAACAAGGCAGATTCTAGAGCAAGGCTACATAGCAAAAGCTAAATATGAGGAAGATGTAGCTGGAATCAATCGAAGATTTGAAAGTGTTGCGACCGATACAACACCAGACAATCTTATCAGATTTGCGGACACATTAACTGAATACAGTGTGTCCAATAATAATAATAATAATAATAGACTTTCAAGGCCGGAAGACGGAATCTTCAAAATGAAAATTGATGGGTCTCCGTCCACAACATGGCTAGGACCTTGTTTTCCAATCTATATTGATCGCATTTTGCAAGGTGATGTATACTCTATCGCATTTGATTACATGATCAAATCTGGTGTAGAGGTAGACAAAGGCCTAGCGTTTGCATTAAAAAACCATTCAAACAATACTGCCATATTTGGTCAAGGTTTTGCTGACAAAAATACACCGAAAGATAGATGGATTCGAGCAGAATTCCATTTCACTGCCAATCGTGATTTTGAGTTTAACAAAACAGGAAATTTCCCATTCTACATCTATGCTATCAATAACGGAGAGTTTTGGATACGAAATCCAATTTTAGTCCGTGGATCTAAGATTCCAGCATTTAGGCCCAGCCCACTGGATAAAGCTGGCACTTCAGAGACTAAAATTGAGTCTAAGATTGCCGAATACAAACAGACCGTAGATGGGCAATTCACAACAATAACCAATCAAATGGGTGACATGTTGAGAAAAACGGATATCCAGATCACTCCTGGGCAGATTAGTTTTGGTGTTGGTAAGGAAATTAGTGGAAGAACCATCAGTTCCTTGCTAGTACAAGAGCCAGAATCCATTGCTTTAATTGCAAAATTGATTAAAGTAAAAGGGGACATGGTAGTTGATGGATCTATTTTAGGCCGTCATATTGCAAGCGAGAGCGTGGAAACTGGTCACATGAAAGCAGGATCAGTAACTACACCAATTTTGTCCTCAAACTCAGTCACGGCTGATAAGGTGTTGGTAGATTCGGCTATGATTGATAAGCTGGTGTCAAATCAAGCTTTCATCAGAGAATTAATGGCCCAAAAAGCCTTTATCACGCAACTTGCCTCGATTGATTTCTCTGCTGAACGTATTAGTGGTGGTAGGATTTTATCTAATAAGGGAGCGATGAAAATTGACCTAGATAACTCGGAAATTGATTTTAATGAAAACGCTCGAATTGAATTTAAGTCTGGTAAAAATGTACTCTTTAGACAACGCACACATCCTCAGAAGAAGCACAACACTATCGGAGCGTTGATGTTTAAAGATTCCGTACATGGCGGTGTTGCGACCACTTTAGGAAATACATCTCATAAATGGATCAACGAAATGACCGACAACCCATCAGATGCTGGGGCGGACGGATCTTTCGCCGGTATCAGAATATTTCGTGATAGTCGTGAAACTCCTTACGACAGGGTGGAATTAGTCGGAGACCGAATCCAATTTAGACACTCTGTGCGTCAAAATGGCGGACTACAATTTCAAACTACTGGATTCACAGTTCCTTCGCACGGGGAAGGAGGGCATGCCGGAGCGTGGAATTTAGGCGTACTACTTGAACATTTCAGACAGAATTTTGAAATAATACGCAAAAAAAACCCTTCATGGGGGCTTAATATATATGGCTTCCCATTCTACAATATCAATTCTGATCAAACAATTCCATTTGACCAATATATCTAATAAGAGGTAGCAAAATGAACGAAAGCACATACATAGCAATCATCACTGATTTAGCCAACCAATTGGCGAATAAGACAATCAACGAGGCTGAATTTAAAGCCCGACTTACTAAATCTCAGGAACATGTAGCTCAACTCGCTCAGGAAATTGAAAGCTATCGCTCTGTCCTAGAGTCTGACAAAGATTTGAAGGACCTGTTTGAAGAAATCAAAAACAAAAACGAGGTAACTAAATAATGGATTACAAAGTACAATTTAAATCATACGATGCAGTAGCTAACACTACCAAAGTAGCAATCAAGCAAGACTTTCCGTACCGTGTTTTCGAGGAAATTTTGCCAACAAACCGCACGACTGAAGATGATGCGACACTGGTTGAAGCAGTATTAAACATCGTCCGCATGGAACTTGACACATCTGGCGCAGTCGTTGCAATTAAGAAAGAGCTTGACAAGTCTGTCGAAGCCAACAATAACGCTATCGCTAAAATCCAAGAATTGACCAAGGAGAACGAAGCGATGACGCAACAAATCCAAAGCATCAAATCAGTGGCTGATTGGTCAGTTCTCGCTCGTGTAACAGATACAGACAATCCAATTGATCCAACTCTGTATGCTAGCGGATTGGAATTGGTAGAAACTGGGCAAGCTGGCAAGACTTACAAGCCGTATGAAATCTTTACGGTTAACGATCCAAGCCATACTCCTAAATATGGAGAGGGTCAACGTGTACTGGTCCAAGTAAATCAAGAATTTACTTACAACAACGAAACAGTGGCAGACCTTGAGGGATCGCTCTCACAAAATGGTAAGTTGGCGGTTTGGAAGTGGACAGAGCCAAAAGCGACCGCACCTCAACCAGCGGGAGAGCTTGAAACTCAACCCGTCCAGTAAGCTAGTGATTTAATAGGGGGTGATAAAATTGGACCTATTGGCACTAGTTGACAAATTGACTCCCGTTTTAGTCGTTATCATTCCAAGTTACTTTTCCTTTAAGAGTACAAAAACTTCCAAAGAAGCTGACAAACGTCTTGATGGTCTATCTAATAAGATAGACACCCTCGAGAAGTCAGTCTCAACCGTGGAAGAAATTGGGAAAGATAACCAGCGAAATTTAACGATTATCGGGAAAGGCTTACAACGACTTCAACGTTTTCGATTGCAGGAAAATTTGAAAAACGCGCTCAAACGCGGATACACGAATCAGCATGAACTAGAAGAGTTGTCAAAATTATATGAAAGTTACGTCGAATTAGGTGGTAACGGTGCTATTAAAGTGCTCTTTGAGCGCTTTTTGGAGCTAGAAATTAAAGAGGAAAAATAACATGGATCAAATCACAAGCATTATTACTTCATCAGCTATGAGCATTTTAGTTGTATTAACTGGGATCGTGGTTCAAGCGATCAAGAAATACTTGCTCATGCGTGGAGGCAAGAAAGCAATCGAGATCATTGAGATCTTGGCTAAAAATGCGGTCAACGCTACAGAGCAGGTCGCGGATAAATTGGATATCCACGGTAAGGATAAACTTGAGCACGCTAAAACGAGCTTGATCGAGGGTCTTGAATCGCAAAATATCCACTTGACGAATCAAGAACTCAATACCTTTATCGA